GCGCCCGCTGCTGACGCTCTGGCCGCTGCCCGGAGCGAGCGCGAGCGCGTCGTGGGCATCATGCGGCTGTGCGCCACCCACGGCATCAGCACCGAGGACCAGACCGCCATGATCTCCGACGGCCTGAGCATGGACGATGCGCGTGCCCGTGTGCTGGACCTGCTGGCCAAGCGCCCCGGCGGCCAACCGCTGGGCGTGGTGGAGACCGGTGTGGATGAAAGCGACAAGTTCCGTGCTGCCGCCATCGACGGTCTGCACATGGCCCTGGGCGGCAGGGTGGAAAAACCCGCCCCCGGCGCCGAGAGCTTCCGCTCCATGAGTCTGGGCCGCCTGCTGCGCCTTTCCCTGCGCCGTGCCGGTGTGGGCAACGTGGACTACCTGAGCCCGGATCAGGCCGCCCGCAAATTCATGGGCGACCAGAGCCTGCGACTTTCGGCCAGTACCAGCGATTTTACCCACATCCTCGGCAATGTGCTCAACCGCCAGCTGCGCGAGGGCGCCCAGGCCATGCCCCAGACCTTCACGGCCTGGACCTCCCGGACCACGGCCGATGACTTCCGCGAGCGCTACAGCGTGGCGCTTTCCGACATCCCCGCGCTGCCGCAGGTGCTGGAAAACGGGGAATACCCCGTGCTCCAGATGGCCGACAGCGGCGAGCGCTACAAGATCTACAAGCACGGCGGCATCTTCCGCGTCTCGCTGGAGATGATGGTCAATGACGACCTGGGCGCTTTCTCCAGCCTGGCCCGCAAGATGGGCTCGGCATGGGAAGTCACCAAGGGCAACCTCGTCTACGGCCTGCTGCTGTCCGCCACGGCCAAAATGGCGGACGGAAAATCCCTGTTCGACGCGGCCCACGGCAACCTCATGACCACGGGCGAGCGCATCACGGCCACGGCCCTGGCCGGCGCCCGCAAGCTCATGCGCCTGCAAAAGGCCCCGCAGGGCACGCCGCTGAACATCGCGCCCACCTACCTCATCGTGGGCGCGGAGTATGAGAACGAAGCCCTGGTGCTGCTGCGCTCCACGGCCCTGCCCGACGGCAACAGCGCCACCTTCAACCAGTGGCAGGGCCTCACGCCCATCGTGGAAAGCCGCCTGGACGCCGCGGGGGCCACGGTGCCGTGGTTCCTGGCCGCCAATCCCGTGCTGGCCCCCACCATCGAGGTGGCCTACCTCGACAACATGGAGGGCGTGGAAGTGTTCGAGGAACCGGAGTTCCTCACCGATGGCCTGGCCTACAAGGCGCGCGGCATCATGGGTGTCGGCGCTATCGACTGGCGTGGCATGGTCAAGAATCCCGGCAAGGCCGCCGGCTAAAGGAGGGCAGAAAAATGGCCAACAACCAGCAGTTCATGGAAGGCAAGACCATCACCACGGCCCTTTCGGCGGCCATGGCCTCCGGCCAGCTCACGGCCATCGGCAAGATGGTGGGCGTGGCCAACCTGACCACGGCGGCCAATGAGGCCAACGTCTACAGCGTGGAGGGCGTTTTTCTGGTGCCCAAGAAAAAGACCGATGATGTGACCGTGGGCGCCCTGCTCTATCTGGATGCGGACGGCAAAAGCGTCACCACCACGGCCGGCACGCAGTATGTGGGCGTTGCCTGGGCGGCCGCCGCCAATGGCGTCGAGACCGTGCCCGTCAGGATCAACTTTGCCGCCCCTGATGCTGCCGCTGCCGCGGCCGCTGCGGCATCCCCTGCCGGGGATCAGGCGTAAAGCCCGGGCATGACCGGGGCGGGGCCATCCCCCCGCCCCGCTTTGGGAGGATACTCATGAAAGTGAAAGCACTGCTTGAACTTTTGGCCGACTATGACCCGGAAATGGAAGTGCTGCTGGTGCGGGCCTGCCCCAGGGATGGCGTGGCCTCTCTGCTGCCCGACGGGCAGGAGCCCTGCCGGGAAAAGCCGCTGGTGGTGCCTTTTTTGCGCATCACGGACATCGACCCCTGCCAGAGCCTGACGGATCTGCACGGCACGGGCGAGGTGGAGTTTTTGGCCATCTATCCCGGTGAGCCGCTGGCAAATCTTTATGAGGAAGAACAGGAGGCTAGTGCATGAACATGAGCATGGATGCCGTCCGCGACCTGGCCTTCCGCTTTTACCTGCGCTGGGAGACCGACCGTTACATGGATCACCCCCGCGACCCGGGGGGACCGACAAAATACGGCATATCCCTGCATTTCAACAGGGATACCATCCCCGACAAGGACGGGGACGGCAACATCGATGCCGAGGACGTGCGCCGCCTGACCGAGGCCGACGCCCGCGCCATCTGGCAGCGCAGCTACTGGGCCCTGGGCCGGTGCGAGGCCCTGCCGCCGGCCATCGCTTTTATGCAGGCCGACATGACCGTCAATCCCGGCCCCGGTGCGGCGCCGTGCTGCCTGCAGCGGGCCATCAACCGTGCGGCTGGCGGGGCGTTTTCCGTGGCCGTGGACGGCAAGATCGGCCCGGCCACGCTGGCGGCCATCGGGCGCCTTGACCCGGTACTGCTGTTGCTGGAGCTGTCCGCCCAGCGGAGCTGGTACTACGGTACGCGGCCCAATTTTGACGCATTCGGCGAAGGCTGGAGCCGCCGGAACGCGGCCTGCCTGTATGACGCCCTGCGACTGGTGGGGGACGTACGGTGACGGCCCGGGGCTGGGGCGCTGTCGTTCTGGCAGTGGCGGCTGCCCTGCTCTGTTTCGGGCTCTGGATCCGGGCCGAAAAGCACACGGCCCTGCTGGAATACCAGCTGGCGGCCAGCCGGGCGGCCCTGACGGCGCAGGAACAGGCCCTGGCCACCCTGCGGCTGGAAAACGAAAGAATCACACAGGAGGCGCTGGACCGTGAGCAGGCGTTACGCCATCTCGCCGCTGAGGGCGACCTTGCTTTGCCTGAGCTGTGCCATCGGCTTGACGGCCTGCTCGACCAGCTGCCCGCGGCCGGAACTGCCGCCGGCAGGCCTTCTGGAGCCCTGCCAGCCGGCACCGGTCAACCGTAAGGTGCTGCCCGCTCTGGCCTCCGGTGATGCCCGCACGGCGGCCATCGAATATGTGGCCTATGCCCAGGACGTGCAGGCGGCCACCGACCTGTGCAACAGCCGTCTGGCCGCGCTGCGGGCCTGGCGGCAAAGGATGCTGGACCATGATGCGACCCGATGACCTGGGCCCGGGTGGCCGCCCGCCCTTTTATGGCGGCATG